CATGTTTGTGCCACAGTTCACACTATTGTAGATAAACAAAATACTAGCACCTTCTTTGACATAGGCTTTTAGGTCGCCTTCTTTGAGAGTAAACTTTCCAGCAGTAGGAACCCATTTGATTTCTAGCGGGTGATCAACCAACTCAATAGTATTAGACTCATCTTCGAAACACGCACTGATTTTATAGTCAGCACCAGCGGTATTACCTTTGGCGATAAACTCGCCGTCATTACCACAACCGTTGTTGCCCCAGTCGTCAATAACCATGCCTTGAGCTTTTCTTACGACACCTCTCCACTTGTCAAAGAAATATTTCTCCATCATGGTAGAAAAGTAAATGTCTTTTTTAAAAGTGTTTACACTGTTACTCATCAAATGCTCCTGACTGACTCATGGTTTCTATAAGTTTCTTAGATACTTTTTCCCAACTCAAACTCTTTGCGGTTTCTATTCCTTCGTTATTTCTACGCCTTCCAGTATTGTATGCGTGACGCATATGGGATACCAGTTGATCGAATGGATTCCCTTTTAGTGATGCCCACAAACCGTTATCTCCTGTAAAAAACTTTCCGTCATACACAGGTTCTTCTTCTTCAATGTCAATCAAATATGAATTCATGTTATTGCAGAATTGAGTATGAGCCGAGTAGTTTGTTGTAATAACTTGTTTACCCATACTCATCATCTCTAACACTTCTAGGTTCCAACCTTCTGCTCGACTTGGGAAAACTCCGCAGTCCGCACCAGCCATGACTGCTGCAAGTTCTGTTTGAAAATCAACTCTGTCCAATATTTTTATTCTGGGGTCACTTCTGTATAAAGACTCCCAGTGCCTTCTTTCTGAGTCTGTCAAGAACGGGTTGCTTGACATCATCCACAGTTCTACGTCTGGATATTTTTCAATAGCGAAAGCACTCTTGAACGCTTTGTATAAAACATCATGCCCCTTTCTAACTTCCCACTTTCCACAATTCAGAAATACATAAGGTGCGTACTTACTAATCTCCTGAATCATGAATTCGGGGCTAATATCTCTAGGCTTTACTTCTTCGTGGAAAATTGTTCTGTCAACTCCACACTCTACCACCAAAGGTTCTGCCGTAGTTACGTTCTTCTCTACTATATTTTTTGCCCATTCAGAAGATACAATAATCTGGTCAACGCTTTGCATATGACTAATTCTTCTTTGGTCAAACTTGCTGATTTCGAAAAAAGGCCAAGCGTAATATTTTCCAAAACCTACTCTTTCGGCAAGCTGATTTTCGTGCCATATCTTTAAAGTAGTAAGACTTCCATCGAAGTTGTTTGCTTTTATCGAATCGTTGTGTATTCTCTTGCTTATGTCTACAGGAATACTTTTGTTTCCATCGTCAGTCGGAGGACTGATAGTATAACCAATAGGAAAAAGAGTAACATCCATTGATTGGGATAAGTGTTTCCATACGTTGTATCCGACTACTCCATAACCTAATGAGTTGATAGGAACATTAAGATTGATCTTGCTCATTGTTTCTCCGTTTCCTGTTTTCTTCTCTTCGTTTCTTGTTTTCTTCTCTTCGTTTATCTCTACACTCTATACTGCAAAAGTGTCTTCTTTTTTTAGGTTTAAATTTCCTATCACAGAATTTACATATACGGCGACCATCCCAAGCGGCAACCTGTTCTGATGTTGTCTTTGACCTATTCGCTATCTTCTTCGGTCTGATCCTCATAGTTATCCTCGATAAAATAAGATGAAATGAAAGTTGCGATTGCTAATTCAATTAACATGGGTTACTCCATAAAAAAAGCCATAAAGGAAAACCTCTATGGCAATTCTACTTTGATTTTTTAAAGATGAAGATTAATTTTCATCAAAAATCGCAAGACCATCTACTGGCGGCATTTCTGCAACCGGAAGGATAAGTACCGCTGGAACCATAGCAGCACCAATCTCTACGCTGGAAACTTCACAGCAACGGATCATCTTTGGACGATTTTGCAAAGCCCTTTTAACTCCACACCGAGCCTTCATAGGCATTTTAGAAACAGACTTGACAGCTTTTGCAGTCTGGCATTTTGCTTTTTGAACTTGGCATCTCAATCCTTTGGACACTCTTTGGGTAGCAACCTTTGCTCTGCACCCAATACACGCAATGCGATCACGCACAGGGCTTTCGCAGTCGTTAGCCATAGTTACATTGCTGAGACCTAAAGCAACAACAAAAAAAGCAACACAAACAATAAAATTCTTCATTAAACTCTCCAGTTATTAAAAAACTTTCCGACACTACGCGGAATTCGAAATCTTGTGATGATGAAAGAAAACTTCCACCGGAATATAAACCAGCAAGGGGGCTGTTACTAACGAAACCATATTAAGTAATGAAAAGAGAATGTCGAAAGTATCTGGGCTACCCATTATTGGATCACTCATCATAGTAAGAGCATACTGCATATATACCAATGGGTATAAATAAATAAAAGCAGTAATTAAAAACAAAACCCGCCAAATAAACTTTAAAATTTCCATAACTTTTCCCTTTTTTGTTAATTATAAATCCCCGTTTTTTTACAGAAAACGGCTGGGCATAAAAACTGGTTACGTTGGGTAATAAGGTATAACAACCTCAGACAGCTTACGCTGCCATTGCGAAACTTGCGTTTGCATTTAAGAATTTAGAATCATTTTAACGTAGCCCTGATTCCAACTACGGATTGCAATTACTACATCATATAATCAGTCGATACCATTACGCCCCCGTCAGAAACACACCATAATATCTCGCTGCGACTTTCTGGATTTTTACCAGCTATTAGACTCTCACGTTTCCTAAGATTAGGCAATACGTGCATGGCTAACTCGGTTCATAGTCCGATACCCCGAAACGCCCACGAAATCAGTCTTTCGGTTTACACACTGTGGTGTGCTTTTGGTGGAGGCGGCGAGAGTCGAACTCGCGTCCTGCATCACATCAATAATAACGTCTACAATCATATCCCCGAAGGGAAGACTCGCAAGCTGGATTCGAACCAGCATTCAGCCCGCAGACTGCGTTTTTCCTGAGTTATTAAACTACTGCAAGTAAAAATGGGTGGTCTGAGATTACAACTCAACCCATAAGTGTCTTTTGTTGCCGTACTCAAGCCCCTGCTAAGGACTGATTAACAACTTGTCCACGATCCGCGACCGTAACACTCACGACTGCCATTATTTTAGAAGCAGGCTGTTGCTTCGTACCGTATAACTACTCAACCGTTTCAATTAACCCTGCCTTTCAGCAGTTAGTCTCCGCTAAGAGATTAGTCGCTCTCCATGATTAACACCTTCAACCTTGCGAGTATCCAGTGTCAGTGTTGTCTAATGACCACCGATTTAAGTCGCTTTCGCTATACGTCAAGTTAGAGCTTTTGCTAATTAATGTTACAAGGAAGGAATCGAACCTTCACCATTGTTCTATAAAAACATTACTCTACCGTTGAGTTACTTGTGGGGTTGACGAAAGATGTGCTAACTCAGTTGCTCCACAAACTTTTGGTTTGCAGAATACAACACATCTCTCTGTGCCAATCTTTGCATGATTGTAACACGATTTTTCAAGATAAAAGGTTAGTCACCCAACCAGACATCTATCAAATTGCTATCTAGCATTAAGTCGCAAAACCTTACACATGATAACTACTGTTCCCTTCTAATGTTTCGTTGATTTGCACATCTAGTTTGCTTGCAGGCAAACGGGGCTTATTTCGGAGTTACCCAATAAACTTCTTCGAATTCAACTTACCACTATCTCCCATTCCAGAAAGACGAGGAAAGGTCAGCTTGAATGAATGAACTCTGGTAAACCAGAGCGATACCTTGTCACAGTACCTTTACAAGACTTTCGTCTTGCTGTTCTTATAAGGAAGTCATTCCTCCCTTGATATATTATACTTCTAAAAATCCTTTTTGTTTAAAAATTTTTGATTTTTTATGATTTTAGTTGTGATGGTCGGAATCGAACCGACATATGCTTGCTTATGAAACAAGCCGAATTACCAAATTCACACCACAGCAAGTGTGCAGGGAGGGATTCGAACCCCCAATGTCGTCAGACGCTTGGTTTACAGCCAAGATGCTTTCCAGTTTGCATACCCACACATAAGCCCTTTGCGGGAATCGAACCCACGTAACCAACATACCAAGTTGATACTTTGCCATTAAGTTAAAAGGGCAAGTATCGCTACGGAGAATCGAACTCCGATCTCTAGGATGAAAACCTAGTGTCCTAGCCATTAGACTATAGCGACATAAAAAGTAGGAGCGGTGGGTATCGCACCCACATGGTTCCGGTTAAAAGCCGGATGCAATTTCTAATTCTGCCACACTCCCAAAGCATACAGGGTAGGATTCGAACCTACATGTAACGGGTTTGGAATCCGTTGCCTCCCTATCGAGCCACCTGTATAAAGAGAACGCGGTGAGAATCGAACTCACTTAAACGGGTTTGCAATCCGTCACCTAGCCATCTGGTTCCGCGTCCTTGTTAGTATTATTGTACTTTACCTTTTTTGTTTGTCAATTATTTTTTTAAAAAAACTCAACGCTGCGGAATCGAACCGCTCGCACCACTACTGCGATGCTTTGCCACTTGGCTACTAGCAAACCACGTTGAGAGCGGAAGCAGAGGGACTCGAACCCTCAACGGTATTAACCGCAACTGACTAGCAATCAGCCTGCTCACCATTCGCATTACTTCCCTTTTTTTCGTTTTGTTCAAATCTTCTTAGTTCTCCCATACTAATCATAACCTTTTTGCCGGTTTCGTCAAATATGCCGTTCGTGTTGCGAAAAAATGTAGTACCTCCATCCGTCACAATTCTTTTGAGGCCAAAAGGCCCATCGTCTGTTACTTTCATTATTTACCTTTCATTTAAGCAAGTAGACAAGGCGGGATTCGAACTCGCAATCTTCTGATCCGTAGTCAGACGTGTTATCCGTTACACCACTCGTCTATTTTTGTGATTAACCGGAGAATTGGTGTATAATACACCGAGTAATCACTAAAGGGGTATAGTTGGGAATTGAACCCAAACCTCTTCATTCACAGTGAAGTATGCGTACCGCTTACACCACTACACCCACATATAAGGATACCATCAATCATGGCGAAGTCAAGCATCCAGTGTAATTTTTGCGGAAAAACTTGTTTAAAAGAAAACCGCGACATAAATCGTAATAAAAAACTAGGTAGAAAGAATTACTGCGGTCACTCATGTGCCAGCAGTGCTAATATTCTCAAACACCCAGAACTAAAAAATCATTTAAAAACAGGTAGTTGTACTGACGAATTCTCACCTTTTCGGAAATATTGGACAACTTTAGCTAATAGAAAACCTCGCAGGGAGGTAACTATTCAAGAGTTAAAGTTGGTCTGGGATAACCAAAACGGTATGTGTGCAATCACTGGATTGCCCATGATTATTCGCCCGTCCTCTGGCAGATACGACATTCCTAATAGTCCATTTCTTGCTAGTCTAGATAGAATAGACTCTTCTGGTCATTATTCTTTAGATAACATTCAATGGGTTTGCTTATCTGCCCAATACGCCAAGCACACCTTCAGTCAAGAAGATACATTAGCGTTTTTCAAAGCTATTATTGAGCGGAAGTGACAGGATTCGAACCTGCGACCCGTCTTAGGGGCGACTGTTTTCAAAACAGCTTGCTAACCATTCGCCTCACTTCCCTTTTTTCTTTTAACTTCTTGTTTCTCCGCTTCTTTTCTTTTTCAATTGTTGAATCTTTTTTTAATTTATTCCAATGTTTTTTTGGCATCGTTGCCTACCTGTTCTCTGGCTTCGTCTATCATTTTTCGAGCCTCTTCATTTAAAATGTGCCTAATGGGTGTTCCATCTTTTTTATGATACTTTGATGAATTGTGAGTACGGTCGTTATATTTTCGATAGTTTGCGTTTTTACTCATAATCACCCCTTGTTAGTACCCCATAGTGCTACGGGTGGGACTCGAACCCACACTTGTCAGGGCTTAAACCTGATGACTCTTCCAATTGGCCTACCGTAGCGTAGTAAAGTAGTCAGAGAGGGATTCGAACCCTCAAGCACCTGATCCTAAATCAAGCGGCTTTGCCAGTTTGCCTATCTGACTGCAAGTGGACAATAGAGGAGTCGAACCTCTGACTTCTGCGTGTAAAACAGATGTGATTGCCATTTCACCAATCGTCCGTAATTTTTAAAAAATTGTGTATTATATATCAGTGGAGGTAATCGGAATTGAACCGACGATTAAAAACTGGTTGCAAACCAGCCGACACTCCCAACAGTGACCCTACCCCCATAATTATCTTTTCCTTTCAAAAGCTCCGAGGGCTGGGATCGAACCAGCGACGACTCGCTTAACAGGCGAACGCTCTACCACTGAGCTACCTCGGAATAAAGTGTATACCGTGGGAATCGAACCCACCTCTCTTGTTCTTCAGACAAGCACCATCACCAGACTGGTTCCAAGTATACATAAGTTGAGGTAGAAGGATTTGAACCTTCGCTCTCCTGTGTATCAGACAGGCGTTTTCACCAAACTAAACTATACCTCAGTACGGGATAAGAGACTCGAACTCTTGAATTCAGCTTGGAAGGCTGACATGTTACCACTACATCAATCCCGCAAAAGTAGCGTGCGTGGGAGTCGAACCCACCATATCTTGATCCCAAATCAAGCGTCACACCCCGCGACTTGCACACTATAAGCGACCCACACGAGGATCGAACTCGCAATCTCCACCGTGACAGGGTGGCGTGTTCCCACTAACACTTCTAGGTCATTATTTCTTTATTATACTTTACTTCTTTCTGTTTGTCAAATAAATTTTAAAATATTTTAGAGAGCCTTCTAAGAGAATCGAACTCTTCCTGCCTGATTACAAAACAAGCGTCCATCCATATGGAGAAGGCGAAGTTGTCCCGCTAGGACTCGAACCTAGAATGACGGAATCAAAATCCGTAGTGTTACCGATTACACCACAGGACAGTCGTTTAATTAGTTCGTGGGGCAGGACTGAATCCCAGCCGTGTACTTTCCAAACGAAGCAGAAAACGAACACCCCGATGTTAGGGCAATGCTAACCAAAACTACAATCAATAAATTACGCATTTAAAATCCTTAAAATAGTTTCATGGTGGCGAGCTTCATAAGACGGTCAAAAAAATTAGGTTCTTTCAATTTGAACTTCTTGTTTCTCTTATAAACATTATCGACCTCTCCCTCAACACTCTTTAGAGTTTTTTGGGATTTATTCCGTAATGCTGCTTGAATACGCAACGCTTGCGAATCAGAGACAGTTTCAAAAGTTTTCTTCATAACCTAACCTCGACAAAAAAAAGAAGGTGTGGCTTTTTTCGTTCATAAACTATGAGACCACACAAAGAACTCATCTTGTAATATTTTCTCTTGAGTATTATTATACCCCATTTTTTTCAAAAAAGCAACTTAAAAATGCAAAAAAAGCAATATTTTTTATTCTGCTTCGTAATAGTTAAAATGGTAGCCGTAAGTTCCAGACCAATACAGGTTGATTGCGTGCCATCTAGCACCAGAGGCAAGCTGTTTTACGTTGTGTGCTAATATTCTATCAAGACTTTCCAAAACTTCTGCCTGCTTTTGTTCTCTTGCGACAGGATCGGTTAAAGCGTCTCTTTCTGCGATTAGCCTATCTCTTTCTTCGTGAAGTATTCTTCCTTCTTCAACATCTTCTCTATGCTGCTTGCCCCACTTAGCTAATGTGGCAGGGATAAATACCTGATCTGGAATACCATCTCTGTTCTTTCTTCCTCTAGCACCAGTTTCGTTATTTACTCTATCTTTGTGCTTACCAAACTTTCTTTGAAGATAATATACATCAAGCCTATTGAAATATTTAGCTAGTCTATAGGGGTCCATTATAGATAATTCGTCTTGACCTGACACATCATCTGTTCTATGCTTCCAGTTTAGCATGTGCAACATCTCGTGTTGAGCTACAGTTTGAACTCTTCTTTCTCCGATCTCTTGAGTAAGCCCAATTTTTCTAGTGCTGTTCATCAAGATATATCGCTTGCTTTTGTAAGCTAAACCCAACGCTCCGTAAGGTATTTGATTTTGTGGTCTAAAGAAATACCTGACTCTCGCTTTACGAAATTCGCTAACTCTTATAAATTCAATATCGCATATCTTTTCTATCTCCGCTAAAGCCTCGTCGATTCTGCGATGAGTCTCTTGGGAAGATATTTCGGCCATTTTGCCGCCCGGCTCTAGCCAATATCTGATTTTTTGTGCATGAAGATTCGTTGTGCATAAGAATAATGCAAATAAAAGTATTAGTTTGTACATAGAAATAGCCCTCTGTAGATGAATAGTTTAATCAACTATAAATACACCTTCAAAGGGCTACTTGTACGCTCTATTTATAAGATTTAAGTAGAGATAGAAGCAGAGCAGGTGGTCTATACCCCTCAAATCTACCCTTTTCTACCCATTTTCCTTCTTTTCTTTTTAAAACAACGACAGTGGGATAAGATTTAGCATTAATTTTCTTTGCCCACCCCATTTGATTTGGGTCTTTGCTGTCAACATCAATAAAGAAGTAGCCCTCTGTAGAGGTTTTAATAAAAGCCTGAAGAGATTGGCTTGACTTTACTGCTGCTTTTAACTTGTTGCAAGGTGGACACCATTTTGCCCCAACTTGCAGAACCATCAAATCTCCGTCCTTTTCTTCTTTAAAAGCAATCTTTGTGTCGGCTTTTTCTTTTGGCTTAACGCCACCAGTATAGCTGTCTATTATTCCGGCCAGCTTTATTACGTCAGTTCCATGAATAGGGGCAACGATCAATCTTTCGTTGTACTTAGATACAGCAGTACCAAAGCATGTAACTCCTATTACTTTACCTTTGTAAATAATCGGGCCTCCTGAGTCTCCCTGAATAGCCCAAGAAAACACAACGTGACCTCTGGAGTTATGAATATGACCTCCATATGTCGCGTTCCAGTGTCTTAGTTTACCTGTCGCATAACCGCAAACTTCTACAGTCTCGTTAATTTTAACTTTTTCTGTTGAAATTTCCATTGGCTTTATTTCGTCTGGTATCAATGCTTCAATGATAGCTATATCAGAATATCTATCAAAAATATAACTAGAAATAAATACAGGCTTTCCTTCTTTAGATATTTTTCCATTCCTAAAATAGATGTTAAATTTTGTGGTTGGGCTTGCGACACAATGCGAAGCTGTTAAAATCAGCCCCACATAATGATCACCTGCGTCTTTAACATACTTAACAACTGTTCCACTTCCTTCTCGTCCGTCTCCGATAATTTTTACTATGCTATTGTGGTATGACTTATTTGGAGAAATGTTCCAAACTTGAGCCTCAGAGACACCACACAAGATGAGTAGCATAAGTAAAGAGTAGTAGAACTTAAACATGACTTTACCTTTCTTGTTGAGATATTTACATATAATTAAATACTCCAAATTTTAAAGATATGTCATGTAATGTGTTTTCTCGGACATTAGTGGCGAGAATTACACCGTTAAATAAAAAAGCTACCCATAAAGGATAGCTTTGTTAGTTTCGATTGAGAAATACCGACCGCTTGTTACCAAGCTCTACAAGACCAGTATCTTGCTTTCCATCTTGGCCCCGGATTATCACAGTTGTGTCTTGCTCTAAAAGATTTTCTTCTATTAGGATCAGACTTCTTGATCTTCATATTAGGATCACCAAATCTTACAATAACAACTTTTCCGCTTCCGTTTCTTACGTATACTGCTGATTTTTTTGGCCCAGACGGGGTTCGGAATGGCTTTCCGAGCTTAACTTTTCTTCCTTGATATTCGGCAGCAACACCTTTGAAAGACAATACTGTTCCGTCTTTCTTGTATGTTCCTTTTCTATTATAGTAAAAGATTTCCCCAGTCTTTGGGTTTTCGTACTTAAAGGCAGCTTTTGCCTCATGCGTATATCCCTTTTTCTGCATTTCGAGATGTTCTTCATAGGTCTTAGCCATATGAGCATTTCCATCTTTGTCATACATTTTGTGAGGCTTGAAATCTTCTTTACTTTGAGCCTTTTTCCAAGCGTCTGGATCAGGTCTATCTTTATCGCCTTTCTTGGCAGGACGATAGTTTTTTCCTTCTCGTTGTTTTTTCTTTCGAATATTGTCCCAAAGTCCGTTTTTAGCTTCGGACAGATCGTACCACTCTTCTGGCTCGTCATCATAACCATCGTAGTACATCTCTTCAGTAGGAACATCTAAGTCATCGTAGTTTAATGCAGAGATTTCTTCAGTCCATCCTTGCGAGCCGTATACTAAAACTGCACATGCGGTAATCTTAGCTAAACTCAGATTATCCTCATGGAAGTAGAAAGAACCCACAATGTCTTCCGCTTCTTCTCTTGACATTTCAATTCCTTCATCGTAGGCTTTTTGTGAGAATTTTTCTGGGCCTTCGATAGCCACACCTTGCCTGATCGCTTTTTGTTTAGCGTCTTTGCCTGTATAGCACTTGCCTTCTGAACCCCACTTCCAACCGTCTTCTCCGCATCTATTCAATGGCATTTTATTAACCCTTTTGTTATAAATAAAAAAACAACTATATATATAGTACACCAATCAATCGAATTTAAAACCGATGTTCTCCAGTTCTTTTCGTGCGTTGTAATCTTGTTTTGCTGATACAATACTGGAATGTCCGTAGCTAGAAAGTATCTTATTTACCTTCTCTTCGTTCATATTTAAATTGCACCATTTGCATTGTACAGTTTTGCCAAGCCTGCAAAGAGATATACATTTGCAGTCCCAGCACTGTTTTATTTTATATTTCATATATTCACCATATAAAAAAAGAAAGTGACGCTCCATGCAGAAACGCCACTTCGGTATCATCTTACTACTTTATTGTAGTGAAAATTAAAACGGAACTGCTTCATCTACTTCCGCATTAGATTGTGATGCAGTAGCTTGAGTGCCACCGCTGGTTTTCGGGCCGAGATTAATATTCTCTGCTACAACTTTAAGTTTAGAGCGTTTAACCCCCTCATCAGTTTCCCAAGTATCTAGCTGAAGTCTTCCTTCAACAGTGATAAATGCACCTTTAGTTAGGTACTGTGCAAGATTTTCAGCTTGCTTTCCCCATAAGGTAATGTCAAGAAAACATGGTTCTTCCTGCTTGCCACCTTTGTCTTTTGAATACCAAATTCGGTTAGAACAAAGGCCGACATCCGCTACTGCGGTTCCTGCCGGTGTGAACCGTAGTTCTGTGTCTCTGGTTACTCTGCCAGAACCTATCCATTTGTTAAGATCAGCCATTACGTTTATACCCCTGTGTTAATATTACGATAAGTTAAAGCCTTGCGAGCAAGACGACGAGCGTACATTGTGCCGTTGTTTCGTACTAGAGATCGAAACTCTCCAGCAAAATTGGTAAAAGCCAATCGAGAAACAACTTCTCTTGTTGTAAGATTTCCTTTTGCCCAAGCCAAGATATTTCTTGCAACTCCGGCATCCTCATCCAACAAAAGTTTCCAGTTAACAGAATTTACTGTTTTCATAAAATCCTCTCCAAAAAAATAAAGTTACTTATATTGATCGTTAATTGACGGTTCTTGATTGTGGTCTACTTTATTGAGGTACTCAATAGGCTCATTATTGCTTGATGAAGTGGGATTCGCCAAGCCTCCACTAAGCGTTTTAAGTTTATCAGATGTGTCTTCAGCCAGTTTCGCTTGGCACTCAGCAAAGTGTTCTTCTAGCGAGTCTAAGTGAGATTGATGCTGGGCTACGATTCCCTTGTATCGGTTGATTTCTTCACCTACGTTGTTTAAATAGGCTACTGCCATATCTTGTAGTGTTATCATAAAATGTTTCCTGTTATTTAAAGTTTGATAAAGATTGAATTTTATTCATGTCGATTTCAAAAAGAAAAACGCCTGAATCCCAACGACTTCCGCCAATTATGTTTTTATAATGAGCAATCTCATACTCGATAAAAACTGTCTTATTATTATACGCTGTTTTTTTGAGACGAACTTCAATTTTTTCAAACTTTTTAGAAAAATCTTTAAAATTCTCTAAAAAATTTGATCCGCTTGATACGGTAAACCCGTCATCTAGCGACTGAATTTTGGAGTCTTTTGTTATAAGTTTTTCTAAAGTATCTATATCTTTTGCGGCATACGCAGCTAAGAAATTTTTTGCTATATTGAGCCACATCATTTTATTATCTCCAGACACATGGTTTTAATTCTTTATGATTTCTAAAATAACTTCTCCTAAACCCCTCTGTTCCTAGAAACGGATTTAATGTGGAGCCGATATCTAGGTAGGTATTCTTGTCACAATATTCTGTTAATTGATGTGCTAATATGTTGCCGAACGGCCCAGCACAAAACAAAAATAGCCAGCCTTTCATTTTATGTTTGTCTATAGCGTCCTTTAGTGTCTCTATACATTCCTTGCTGTCAATCCACGCATTTTTTTCTATTGGGCAAAATATTTCTGGCTTTAAACCTTTGGGTAGGTTTTCTATATTAGAGTCTTTGTTTGCAACTAAAACCGTTTTGTACTGCTTAAACAGAGGAACAACATAGCTTTTGTAATACTTATAGTTAGAGTTAACCCAGAGGTTTGCCCAAGTAAGTTTTTCTAAAGGCTGACCAGAAAAATCCACCATAGATTCAAAGGCATTTCCTTGGCAACACGGACAGGAAACACCAACGTAATAATTTGGATGTTGAAACCGTATAGCATTTTCCAAGGACTCGCGTGCCTCTATATTCTCTAGACTATTGACAAATCTAAACTCTTTATTGTCTATCCTTTTTCCTTCTAGCACCAGCCATTCACCATCAGCAAATTTAGAAAAAGTAAAGACCTCTTTATCTTTAAGTTTTTTTCTAAAGACTCTAATATCTTTGTTAAAATATTTTTTTGGATAAATTCCTAGACTAGACATTTTATTTTTCCTTCTTTAAGTAAACGAAGAACAGAGCAGAAGAGTTCGGTTCTGGCTTATCTTGTTGGTGGACAAGTTCCCATGATTCAGAATAGTTGTCGTCAACATACTGTCGCCACTTAGAGTCGTACAGATGGGAGCCGCCACCAAACCCTTTGGGTGAGTTTAAACTGTCTTGTGCATAAATTATAACACACTTCTTTGCTTTTGCAAACATTTTGTCTACAGTCTTTTTCATGTAGTCTTGCTCTGGCTCTAAAATGTGATAAAGAACGTCGATACACATAGCCATATCGCAACTATCACCATCATATTCGTCAAAAGGGGTGTTGATTAGTTCGATAGTATCTTTAACAAAACCACCCTTGGGAAAATCAAATATATCTAGTCCGATATAACGATCAGCCTCTATTTGGTTTGCCAATCCAAGGTCGCCATGCCCAAAGTCTAACACCGACTTTAAATTATACTCAGCAATTTTTGAATTTATAAAGTTTGTTTTAAATTTTAAAAGCTCACCAACACTTCCAGCACCACTAGCACCTTTGATGTTTGCTCTTGAATAT